CCGAGCTTTCCGCCCTCCGCGCACGGCTCGCGGCGATGGAGGAGGCGCTGCGAGAGATCAGCGGACCGTCCCAAGACTGCTTCGAGTGCTCGTCGCAGCACATCGCCCGCACCGCCCTCGCGCCGAAGGAGGACCGCCGTGGATGAGCGCGATGAGTTGGACATCGTGATCGAGGCTGCCGAGAACTGCACGGCTGCTGACTGGCCTGCTGGAAAGCGTGATGCGAAGTGGCGCGACATCGACGCAGCCCGCGCCATCCGCGACCGCGAGCGGAAGCTGGCGGGGTTGGCGCATGAAGCACGAAGGTACTACGGCGTGTTCGCTCGGCGGGCGCGCGTGTGGGGCAGGGAACCGGCTCCGGACGTGACCGACTGGCTCAAGCGGTACGAGGAGGCTGTGAAGTGAAGTACAGACAACACATCGTCATCGACGGCTGCTGCTCGGCGTGTGGCAAGTGGGTCGAGGAATGCACCGAACAATGCCTTGGAACGGAAGACGTCGCCATCATCAAGGCGTCAACGCTCACCGCCTACCGCGCCGCGATCAAGGCGGCGGATGAGATGCGAAGGTGCTACTCGGAGGTATGGAGCGGAAACCATGAAGCTCCTTCCATCGTTGCCTACAGCCGCGCCCGCGCGGAGATCGGAGAGTGACCGTGCGCGTACCCATCTTCGAGTTCGACAACTGGCGCTGCACCTACACTCGCCAAGGCCACCTGTTCGAGCGCCAAGGCTCGCCGAGCATCATGGTCCGTCGCGGCGACTACGACGGGCAACTGTTCGTGCAGCGCGGCTGGCTGCGGCGCGTGTTCCGCATCAACCCCAGCGCGTACGAGCCGCCCGACTACTTCGGCCTTCCCGATGGCGGCTACCAGGGCGGCGGCGAGATCGAGCTGTACCCGAAGTGGACGCGCCAGACGCAAGCGCACCTCGACGGGACGATCCGGCGTCACCACATCGGCTTCTTCAACGACGACGGCACGCTGTGGGCTGGGGACGGGATGCGGTATCCGCTCGTGGGTCGCTATCACGGCGACGGCTGGCACGACATCGACGGTCCGCACTACATCCGTGCCTACTACAACGCCGTGGCGCTGTACGCCAAGACGAAGGATCCGGTCGCTCGCATGTGGCTGATCCTGTGCGCGACGCACGTCATGCGCCGCTTTCCGATGACGCCGTTCGTGAACGGGGACGGACCCGAGTACAGCCTCACGTCGATGTGGAACAACGTGAACGCTGCGCCGCACCTCGGAGGGCTCGGTATCTGCCGCGAACTGGCATGGAGCCTGCGCTGCGTCGTCGAGGCCCAGCGTGTAAGCCCGACTGATGAGTTCAAGGCGTGGATCGTGCGCATGATCGACACGATCTACATGGGGCAGGCGTCCAACGGCGCGTGCGAACGGCACGCCTACGGGCAGGGGCTCGGACAGGAAGAAGCCGAGGCTCGCACGTTCGGCATCAAGGACGGAGAGGATTGGTGTGTGCGTTGGCAAGCGCCTTTCCTCATCGTCGCCGTGCGCGAGGCGATGGCTGTCGTCCCCGAGACGTTCGTCCACGGGCGCACGATCCTCGAACGCTTCCGTCCTTGGTACTTCGGCGACGTGCCCACGGCCAAATACCTCGTGATGGCGAAGGATGGCGTCGTGCTGCCGCAAATCACGCTCGGCGTCGGGCCGGGCATCCCTACCTACGACGAAGCCGCGAAGACGGCGATTGTGAGTGTTGGACTGTGAGCTTGCCCGACATTGTGGCGTGTGCTAGCTTCCTGATCCTGTTCGCGTTCGTGGTGCGGCAAGACCGCAAGGAGAATCCGAGATGACGACCGAGACGATGACTGTGCCCTGGGAAGGGCGTGTGTTGACGACGGCTCAGCCTGGAGAGCCCGAGTGGCTCAAGGCGCACGAGAAGGTGCTGGGCGGTCACGACGTCGCCTGCATCCTCGGGCAGGGGCGGAAGACTCCGCTCCAGCTGTGGGCCGAGCTGACGGGCAAGCTGCCGCGCGAGGACATCTCCAAGCTGCCGTGGGTCCGCCGCGGGCAGGCGTTGGAGCCCGTGGTCTGCGCGCTCTACGCCGAGGAGAACCCCACGCGGCGTCTCCTGCCCTCTCCAGGGCTCGTGCGTCACGCGGAGCTTCCGTTCCTGGCCGGGACTCCCGACCGGCTGCTGCTCGATCCTGAGCGGCCCCTGGGCGTCCTGGAGGCGAAGACGTTTGGCTTCTGGAAGCGCGCCGACTGGAAGGAGGGGATCCCGCTCCCCTACCAAGTCCAGGTGCAGGTCTACCTTGCCGTGCTCGGTCTCGACTGGGCCTCGATCGCGGCGATGCCGGTGGACGACACGAAGGACGACACGGCGCCGGTGCTCTGCATGGACATCGTGCCCGAGCCGACGTTCATCGCCTTCATGCTCGAAGAGGTCGAACGGTTCTGGGTCGAGCACGTCGAGGCGGACATCCCGCCGCCCGCGCTCCAGGACGACACGAGCGTCCTGCGCCGCATGTTCAAGCGCGAGTCGCCGGGCACGGTGATCCGGCTGAACGACATCCACGACGGACTGTGGCAGGAGCGCAAGCGGTTGCTCGAAGAGAAGAAGGCGATCGAGGCTCGCTGCGAGGAGATCGCGGCGACGATCCAGCAGGAGATGGGCGTGGCCGAGTGGGCGGAGATGCCCTCGGGTGGCGTGCTGCGCTGGCGCGTCGAACCGCGCAAGGAGTATGTCGTGAAGGCGAGCGAGCCGCGCGTGCTGCGCGAGATGGGAGCGATCAAGTGACCAAGGCCGTGACCACGACCCAGCCCCAGCAGAACGCGCTGGTGGCCGCCTTCACGAACGAGATGCAGGGCTACCTGCAACTGCTCCCGAAGGATCTGCCGCGCGACCGCTTCAAGCAGTTCGTGCTGGAGGCGCTGATGAACCCCGAGCTTCAGCGTTGCTCGGTGGACAGCGTGATCGTCTCGGTGATGAAGTCCGCGCAGGCGGGTCTGCCGATCGACGGGGTGCTCTCGGCTCTCGTGCCGTTCAAGGGACAGGCGACCTTCGTCGTCATGTTCAAGGGCCTGCTCCAGCTCGTGCGCCGGTCGGACAAGATCCGGCAGGTGTGGTTCGAGCCGGTGTTCGAGTCGGACGAGTTCGACTTCAACCCCGTGACCCGCGAGGTCAAACACAAGCGGGTCGACCGGCAGCGGGTGGACCCCGACAAGGTGACGGACGTCTACGCCTGCGCTCGCTGGCACGACGGGTACGTGGACGTGGAAGTGATGACCCGCGAGGAGCTGGACCGGATCTGGCGGTCGAGCCCGGCGCAGAACGGCCCGTGGAAGTCCCACCGGCTCGCGATGTACGGAAAGACGGCGCTCCGGCGCCTCTGCAAGCGGCTCCCCCTGCCGGACGAGGTGCTCATGGCCCTCCAGGCGGACGAGTACGACGAGGAGGCCCCCAGGGAGGCCGAGGTCGTGGACGACGGCAGGAAGCCTCCCACGACGCTCCAGGGCCTCGTAGATCGCGCGAAGGCGCAGAAGGCCCAGGTGCCCCAGGTTGCGCCTGTCGTCGATCCTGGCGCGTCCCAGGAAGCCACAGAGGCTCAGGCGCCTCGGGCGGCGACCCGGATGGTGTTCGACGCCCAGGGCGACCCGCACGACATCCCGCTTCCGGCGGATCTCCCGGCCTTCGAGTTCTGGGAGGGGTCCAAGATCGGAGGCACGAACGAGACGCTGAAGGACCGGACGTGGCGCGAGCTGGCGGACGGTGCCTCGGACCTCGTGAAGGTCGCCCGAGTGCTGGTCCCGGCCATCGCGAAGGCGGCGGCGGCGGGCCAAGCCCTCTCCCCCGGCTGGCAGCGCATCGTGTGGTGCCTTGCGCGGCTGGACGAGCCGGTTCCCCAGGAGGAGCCCGCGGGCGGTGAGTGGTTCGGAGGTGGACAGTGAGCGACGACTACCAGAAGACGCCCTGGATCGAGATCGGCGCCGTGTGGCAAAAGCGCGACACCTCGGACGGGCGGGTGATGTTCACCGGCAAGCTCGGGAACGCCGACCTGATCGTCATCGGCAACGACAAGAAGGGCAACGAGAAGGCGCCCGACCTGAGGGTGTACGTCGCCAAGCCGCAGCACGAGCGGGAGCAGCGCACGCCCAGGCGCGACTCGACCCGTGGGGCGCCACTGGAGGAGCCGAACCCGGGGACGGCGTTCGACTACCCACCCGAGGGCGACACGCCGTTCTGAGTCCTTGGCCCGGCTGGGCGCCACGTCCCTCGTTCTCGGATTCTCCCGTGGTGTCTGGCCGGGCCTCTTCTCACCCCTCCGCGATCGCCATCACGTCGTCCTCCCGCATGAGCAAGAGGTCCGGGCTCTCCGGGAGCGGCTGCCCTGCGAACGAGGCGAAGATGACGCGCATGCCCGGCTGGAGCTGCTCGCACTTGGGCCCGACACCCTGGACGGTGCCCATGTAGGGCTTCTCCCTGGCCTGCTCGGGGAGGTGGATGTCGCCGATCTTCTCGACCGCCTTGTCGCGCAGGACGATGATGCGGTCGGCGATGGGGGTGTAGGAGACGGTGGGGGTGGTGTGGTTCGTGGTCATGCGGGCCACGATACCGACCGCGTTCGGTCAGGGGTAGTAGCGGGCAACCTTGGCGTAGGCGTTGACTCCAGCCCCCGACGCCTTGCCGTAGACGATCTGGCCGCGGGCAAGCTGGCGAGCGTTCACGACCACGACGACGCCGCTCTTGATCGCCAGCGTGCCGACGATGAGATCCTTGTTGGCCGTCCCGCCCCAACCGATCGTGTAGTCCAGGGCGCCCGCGGTGCGGTTCGTGAGCTCGATCGTCACGAGGTCGACCGTGCCGTCGACTCCGCCAACGCAGCGGTGGAGCTCCTGGAAGGACGCGGTAGGCAGTTCCACCTGGAGTCCGTCCTTGAGGCCGGACGCGAACATGAGCTTGGGGTGGTTGAGGTCGGTCATCGCGGCTTCCTCTCGGTCTGCACCGGCACGCCGAGTGCGCGGATGAAGGCTTCCATCCCGTTCATCTGGCCGAAGATCATCGAGCCCATGTTCTGCGCAGCGGCGGGAGCCATCTCGACGGCGGTCTGCCCGAGGAAGGACGGGATCTGCTCGGGCTTCATGTGGCCCATGTTGGGCTGGCCGGGCGCGATCAGGTGGCCCGAGAGCTTCTGGTTCTTGGCCTGCCCGGGGATCTGCACTTGGCCGGTGCGCCTGTCGAGGTGGAACTCTTTGTAGAAGCCCAGGTCGGCGGTACCGGTGAGTTCGCCCGTCGTCGTGAAGCGGTTGCCGAAGGTGTCCTCGCCGGTCTGCGTGGACATGATGAAGCGCGCGATGGGCGACGAGCGGTAGGCGGCGAAGTCGAACGCTCGCCCGCTCGTGAGCTTGTACGCCTCGTCCATCTTCCAGAGCATCGAGATGTACTTCCTGCCCGAGGGCTCCTGCCCGAACGCCGACAGGAACGGGGTGATGTCCAGCTCGAACATCGGCAGCCGCCCCTGCTTCCACATCTCGCGGACGTGATCGAGGTACGAGCCGCGGTCCTTCGTGTCGATGGCGCCCATCGCGAGGTTCCAGAGGACGGTCGCACCGAACGCACGCGAGGCAGCACGCAGCCACATCGTGCGGTAGAGCTGGCCTGCGGCCCCGGTCTTGAAGCCGCCAGTGCCCAGGCGGATCGAGGACTCGCGCCAGTCGGGGGCGAGGTCGACGAGGCGGAAGAGATCCTGCGCGACCGGCGAGCGGTTGCGGGCGATGAGGTTCTGCCCGCCGTAGATGTTGTTCACCTGCTCGCCAACGATCCGGGCACGCTCGCTGTCCGTGAGGTTCGGCTTCGAGCGCCGCAGCGCGTTCAGTTCGAGCAGCGCGTGGTACGTCTTGAGCGAGGGGATGTACTGGCCGAACAGCCAGCCCTCTTGCCAGCGGCGGATCTCGTCGAGCCCGGCCTGCATGTTCTTGGCGACCGGAAGCTTCTCGATGATCTTGCCGACGCGCGAGCGGTGGTCACGTTCCAGCGCCGTCCAGTCGGGCACGTTCTGGAGCGTGAGACCGCCGTCACGAATCAGCATGCCCACGTCGGGGTGGTGCTCGGCGAGCGCCTGCTGGCCCATCTTGTAGGCGTGCGCGGGGTTCAGGCCCTTGAGCGAGGGCGTGGTGAGCATGAGCCGACCGGTGATCGTGAGGTGGTGGCTCCAGTCGTAGGCGAGCACCTGCGTCTTGACCGCGTTGTTGACGCCTGCGACCTCGGCGAAGACCGGGTGCTGGCTCAGGTCCGAGGGACGCAGCGCGCGGTCGAGCGCCTTGCCGAACGACGGCTCGGCGTACAGCAGGGGCCGCATAAGGACGGAGCCGTCGTCGGTGACGAGGATGTCGGGCCCCCACACCTTGAGCTGCGCCTCGGGGATGACCTGTCCGTGCTCGACGCCCGGCAGGAAGGGCGCGTCCTCGGGCGAGACGGCGATCTGCGCCGAGCCTTCGCGCATCTGCCCGACCTTCATCCAGCGACGGAAGCCGGGGTAGGTGATCGGCTGCCAGCCGCCGTCCTTGTCGGGGTAGCGAGAGACGAGACCCGACTTCTCCGCAGAGATCATCAGGTTCCGGTTCTCGATCAGGTTGGCGAGCTGCTCGCGCTTCACGCGCTGGAGGTCGAGCGCGCTGTCGGTGAGCGGCAGGCTGTAGTCCTCGCCCGCGAGCTTCCTGCGCTGCATCTCGATCAAGCCGTCGAGGAGCGTCGGGAACGAGCGCTTGAGCTGTCGCGGCGAGGTGAGCGAGAACTTGCTCGACCCGCGCACCTGCGTCGATCCCTCACCCTGCCGCCACAGGTGGGTGACGTAGTTCTCGATCCACGACGTGATGAGCCCGCGGTCCTGGTACGCGGCGCTCTCCTGGTTCTGCTCGACGCGGATCTTCTCGGCGATGGCCTTCACGCTGTCGGGCAGGGAGGCGCCCAAGAGCGCGCGCTCGGCGTAGGGAGCGAACTCGGGGTCGGTGAGCAGGGCCGCCTTCTCGGCGATGGCCTGCGTGTTTCCGCCGTGCTCGACCCAGTGCGTCATGGCGCCCGAGAGCTTGGCGATGGCTTCCTGTCGCGGCAGGACACCGAACGTCTCCTTGAGAGCCTGCTTGAACGCGCGCCGCCCGGTGATCGCCTTGAGTTGCTCGACGTACTTCTGCTGCTCGACCTTCGCGAACACCTGCGCCTTGCGCTTGCCGCCGTCCCACAGTTCGACGGTGCGGCGCAGATCCTCCCCGCTGCCGATGCCGGGGATCTCTTGTTGCGTCGGGATCGTCTTGGGGTTGGGCTGCGCGCTGGCGACCTCGGACTCGGTGAAGCCCAGCGCCTTCGCGAGCATCTTGATCGTGGGCCCGCCGTGCATGTCGACGACCTTGGCCGCGTCGTTTCCGAACAGCTCGGGGCGCCGCACCTCGACGGGGGTGATCGCCTCCGCCGCGGGCGACTGCACCTTCATCACGGGGTCGGGCATGTTCAGCTCGAACACCGTCTGCGGCGTGCGCTCGGCGGGGTTGAAGAACATGAGCGACTGGCCGTTCACGACGTCCATCGTGGCTTCGGCGATGTTCTGGAAGCGGGCCGCGAGCGACTTCCCGCTGTCCGACTCGAAGGCCCGCATGAGGGCGAGCGCGTGCGGATCGGTCTGCCAGGGCTCGGGGATGAGCGAGGACTGAGTGAGGCCCTGCTCGACCGTGAGCGCCTTCTTGCCCGAGCGCAGCGATGCCATTCCGTCGAGCGCGACACGGAGCTTCGTGGCGAACTCCGGCCACGCCGTCTTGATCTGGATGAGCGACGGGAGCGAACGGATCAGCGCGTTCTTCGTCTCCTGCTGCGCCGCGGCGAGAGCGCGCACGTCGGGAACGATTGCCCCGAGGAGCGCCTGCTCCACGATGTCGCGCGCCGCCTGCGTCGGGAGCCCGCGCACGTCGGTCATGTTCACCACGTCCGCGTCCGACACCGCGCCGGTCAGCACGAGCTCCCGCAGGATCTTCTTCGACTGCGTGGGGTCTCCCAGCGCCTCACGAAGCGAGCCTTCGCCGACGATGCCCGCGATGGCGCCTGCCGCCTCGGGCGTGACCTTGGACCCGCGCGAGACGGCATCCGAGAGCGGCGTCCTGCCGGTCGTGAGCGCAGCGTTCAGGGAGCGCGAGAGTTCGCCCGGAGCGCCCTCCATGCCCGGCTGGATCATGCGGACGATGACGGGGTTCTTGATCCCCTCGGCGCCGACGATGCCGAACTTGGCGAGGGCCTCGCGCGTGGCGCCGCGGATGGTCTCTGCCTGAGCCCCGCCCTTCGAGTAGGCGAGCTGCATCGCCATTGTGCGGGCGTTGCCGCCGAGCACCACGCCGTCCTCGGTGACGATCGGGGGACCGTCGATCGCGGTCGGGGTGTCGGTAAGGAGCAGCGCGGGGTTGGGCTTCCCAGCGATCTTCTCGACGTTGGCCCGCAGAGCCTTGCCCTCGGTGGGGTCGTCGTAGGGCCGCTCGTTCACGTCGCCGCCCTCGTTCTTGCGATACCCCTTGCGGGCGTCGTGGGACGGGACGAGCGATTCGGCCTCGACGGCGGCGTACGCGCCGGGGATCGAGCGCGCGTCGTCGAGCACGACGGCGGTGTCGCGGCCAAGGAGGAAGGCGCCGTGGGGCTCGGGGGCCTTGGGCGCAGACTCCATCTCCGCTTTGCGCGTACCCCAGGTGTCGAGCAACTGCTTCACGGTCTGGAGGTCGCCCCGCAATTGCTCGGGTCCGTACCCCCTCGGAACAGGCGCCGCTTCTCCGCCTGCGCCCAGCACCCCGCGGTAGAGGAACGCATTGATACGCTCCATCGTGGAGTAGACGCTTCGCGTCTCGTGGCGCTGTGGAACGCTGGAGTACTCGCCTTCCAAGTACGGCGACAGTTCCCTGCTGAGGGCACTCCACTGGTCGAGGACGGCATTCTGTCCCGAGGTAACAGGAGCCGCCCCCTCCCGCCCGACAGGAGGCGGAGCTTCCGTCGTGCTGGCAGGGGTAGGGGCGGTGGGAGTGGGCGTCTCGACCGGGGCGGGCTGGTCGAGCGGCAACATCGCCTCGGGCGTCGTCTGCTTGGCCTTGCGCGGTCCGCGCGCGACGCCCTTGTTCATCTCCCCGGCAGCGGTCTCGATGGCTGCGCGCAGGGCTTGGAACTCCCGCAGCGCGTCCGGCCCTTGGCGCTGGAGGATCCACTTCTCGCTCGGCTTCTGCCCGAAGCGACGCTTCATCTCCCCGAGCATGTCGTGGATGTCGAGGGCTTGGCGCAGGGTCGCGCTCGACCACTCGCCGGGCGTCTTCTTGCGCAGCGCCTCCCGCTCGGCGGGAGACAGAGACTCCTCCAGCCGCTTGATCTGCTCCCGAGCACGGGCCGACTCGGGGTTGGTCGGCTCCTCTGCACGGCGCACGAGGTCGGCGTAGGCTTCCGCGTACCCCGCTCCGCGTCCTCCAAGCACGGCCCGAGCGCGCGACAGCCCTTCGGCGGAGCGCTGCTCCAAGAGGGCGCTGATCGCCTCCGGGCTCGTCGCCAGGAGCGGGTGCATCTCGGCGACCGACTTCGTGAACGGAACGCCGCCGACCGTGACCGGAACCGGCTCGTCCGCGGTCGTGACCCTCGCGGGCTCGGCGTGAACCTGGACCGGAGTCTCGGGCGGAACCGGCTGGTCCCAGTCGAACTCTCCGACAGGCTTCTTCGGGGCCTCGGGCGCGGGCTCAGCCTTGGGAGCCGCCTTGGCCTCCTGGGGCTTCGCAGGCTGCGCGCTCTCGGTCGGCTTGGCCGATGGCGCCTCCGTGGGCAGGACGGGCTCCTGGGGCAGCGCAAGGGCCTTGGCGAGCCCGGCGCCGATGAGCGTCCCCGCGAGGTTCTCCTTCCACCGCCCGAGCACTTTCCGCTCGTCGTCGTAGGTGTGCTTGGCGATCTCGTCCTGCACCGCCTCGGTCGCGAGGTTCGCCCCGGCCATCGTGCCCGTGTTCGCGAGCATCGGAAGGAGCTTGGGCGAGCGCAGGAAGATGCGGCCCAGGAGCGTTGCCTGGAGGATGCCCGCGCCAAGTCCGACCGCCGCCTGAGCCGCCGCCTGCTGGTCGGTAGCGCCCTGCGCCTTGGCCGATTGCCAGGACTGGCCGCCGAAGGAGCCGCCAGCGAGCGCGCCTGCCGCGAGCGGACCGGCAGCGCCGCCCGTGGCGAGGATGCCGAGGGTCTGACCCGCGACCTCGGGGGCCTCCTGCGAGAGGTACTTGCCGACGCCCGGCGCCTGGATAATGTCGCGCGGCTGGGGCGGAAAGACGTTCTCGGCGACGCCGCTGAGCAGATCCTTCGAACCCTGCGCGTAGGTGTCGGGCCCCATGGGCGACATCGCCCGCGCTTGGCTCACGTCGGCCTGCGTCTGCGCATCCGTGAGCCCTCCCGCCTTGCCCACGGCGCCGACGATCGAGCCCTGAAGCGGCGCGGTGAGTTGCTGCCACGCCGACTCCAGGCTGCCCATGCCTGCGCCGAGTTGCGAGAGCCCGCGCGCAATCCCGCCCGTCACCTGCCCGGCGTAGTGCCCGACGTCTTCGAGGACGGAGGTCGGCTTCTTGGCTTCGGCGAGGAACCCCGCGATGGCGTCCGTCGCATCGTCGAGCGAGTCGCCCGGCTTCAGCGTCTTCGTCTTGACGAGGTGTTCGACTGCGCGCGCGATCTCGTCGTCGCTGACTTCAACGTCCTGAGCCACCGATTCCCGCCTTCTCCAGTTGCGCCCGGATGCGGTCCTTCAGCGAGCCACCCTGCGCGGGAGCGGCCTGCGCCTGATCCCACGGCTCGACGCCGATGCGCAGGAGGTACTCCTTCGCGGCCTCCATCTCGATCCGCTTGGCTTCGTCGGGATTGGGCGGGACGACGACCTTGCCGCTCGCGTCCTTCACGCCGTTCTTCGCCTGGAAGTACGCGGCCACGAACGAGTCGTCGCCCTTCTTCGCGGCGATGGCTTGGTCGCGTGCCCACGCCCACTCACGCTCGGTGAGCTGGTCGACCTTCACCGGGCCCTTGGCGAGCTTGCGGATCAACCCCGTGGGATCCTCCTTCGCCATCTGCACGGCCTGATCGTCGGCCTTGTCCTGGGAGGTGGAAGCTCCCTGCGCACCCGAGCGGCGGAGCGTCGCGTTGTGCGTGTCCTCCATCGCCTTGCGGGCCGCCTCGACCGCCTTGTCTCGCCCGAGCTTGTAGCCCTGGCCTTCGAGCATGCGCTCAGCCACCTTGTCGACCCGATCGGCGGGGACGCTGGGCGGGAGCTGGGAGCGGATCTGTTGCTTCAGGCTCTCGAATCCCTCGGGGTCGAGGTAGCGGAGTTCCGACGAGCCGGTCATGGACTTGAGCCACGCCTTGCCCATCTCGGGGTTCGCGGTGCCGAACATCTCGCTCGCGGCGGACTGGAGTTCGGTCCCCTGCGCGTTCGCGAACTGCGGGTACAGGTCGGCGCCACGCACCTTCTCCGACTTCACGAGTTCGCCCGCGCCGATACCGAAGCGCATGGCCTCGCCGATCTGCGTGTCGGCTTGGTTGAGCGCCTGCTCTTCGGCGATCTTCCGCTGGCGGGCCTGGATGTCGCCCATCATGTTCGCGAGCCCGAGCTGCGTGGAGACGGGTAGCGAGGCCGAGGACGTGGGCAGGCTGGGCACGTTCGGGTTCGTGGAGAGCGCCTCGAACGTCGCCGAGCGGTCGGCGTGCTCCGCGTCGAGCTTGCGCTGTTCGCGTGCGTCCGCTGCCGCCCGGTCGGCGCTGGCCGTATCCGCACGCATCCGCGCGCGATCGGCACGCCCCTGCTCCTGGATCGCGAAGCGCCGGTTCTCCTGAGCCGCGAGCATCTGGCGCATGGACATCTGCGCGTCGAACTGCTGCTGCTCGTCGGCGCGACGGTTCCTCTCCTCGAAGTACCGCGTCAGCGCCTTCAGGCCCGTGGACGCCGCCTCACCGCGCATCGTGTGGGCGGAGAGCCAGTCGTGGTAGCCCTGCGACTGGTCCGGGGGCGGAGGGGCGTTGTAGAAGGGGAAGTTCATCACCCGCCCCACGGCCAGCCGTACTGGTCAGCGCCCCACGCTCCGTTCGCCGCCCCAGCGCCCGCAGCCGCATGGCCGCCTCCGAACGCCGCGAGCCCCGCGCCCACGAGGTTGCCCGCGAAGTCCATCGTCGCGGCACCGCTCGCCGCCTTGCGGGCCTTGCGGGCGTTGTACGCCTGGAGGAGCGTCCCGATCTCGTTCAGCTTCAGGCTGGTGAGTTCGGTGCCCGTGCCCTTGTAGAGCTGCGCGAGGTCTTGGCCGAGACCGGCATCCGACTGCGCGCGGGCCTCGCCGACCTGAGCCATCACTTGCGGCTGCATGGCGAGCTGGTTGCGCTGGATCGCCTCTAGCGAGAGACCCTGCGCTGCGTTCTGCGCGCCCATGCGCTGTTCCATCTGGCCGTAGCCCTGAACGGCAGCGTTCGCACGGTGTCGGAACATCGCCTCGTACGAGCGACGCAGCTGGTCCTCGGCCTGAGCCGAGCCCTGCATGATGGAGTTGGCCGCCCCCGCGAAGCCGTTGGAGCCCTGCAAGCCAGCGGGAAAGCCAGCCGGGGCGCCGTGGCCGGTCGTCAGCGGGTCGTAGCCGAAGCCACCGAAGCCGCCCACATGGCCCGCGTAGCCACCGAGCGGCTGTCCACCCGGGCCCTTGCCGCCACCGCCCGAGCCAGCGCCGCTGCCGATCGCCGCTCCCACCCCGCCACCGAAGGCGAGTCCCGCCAGTCCGCCGAAGAGACTCATGTTCGTCCTCCAATCAGGCTTGGTCCTGATCGACCACGCGCCACACCATGCCAGCAATCTGCGCCTTCGTCGCGGTCTCCGCAACCGGCACAGACAGTACCGCCTTCCAGTACCGACCCTCCAGCCCGCCCAGGTCGAACCGCTTTTCCTCCAGGGTCAGGTCGACGGCGCCCGTCAGGCGGATGTCGGTGTCGTTCAGGTCGGTGTAGATGTCCACCTGGACCGTGCCCTGCGCCTCCGAGCGCGTCACGAGGTCCAGCCAGTGAACCTGCTTCCTGATGTGCGGGTTGCCGAAGCTGAGCCAGCCCGTCGACCAGGAAATCGTCTGCGCGCCCACCGTGACCTGGGTGTCCGTCACCGGTGCCTGCTCGGCCACGTCCCCGAACAGGGCGTAGGTCGAGACGGCGCCACGAAGCACGACTTCCTGAATCGCCCCGTTCGAGTCCCGGTAGCGCGCGATGCACCCACGCGGGCCCTCCAGCGTCGTGTCGAAGCCGCCAGCAGCGGAGATCGAGAATCCCTGCGTGGTCGTGTCCGAGCCCACCGTGACGATGGGGAAACCCCACACGGCAGCCAGCTGACCGGCGCCGTGAAGCTGCGTCTCCTGGTGGTCCATCCACAGGACCATGCCCTCCTCGGTCCCCGCGATCATCCGCTCCAGCCCGCCATCCGACGCCTGCACCGACGCAAGCGCCGTGATGTTGGGGCCCCGGTAGCGACCGAAGCGGTGCGTGGAAGCGGCAGCCGCGGACATCTCGGCTCCGCCCGCGCTGTAGTCGAACTCGGCCACGAGCCGCACATCCGCGTGCTTGCGGTCGACCTCGCGCCCGGCCATGACGTACTGGCTGCGGCGGCGGTTGATCGCGGCGCACAGGCGGTCGCTGTAGGCGGCGTCCAAGGTTTCCAGGAAGAAGTGGCGGACCTTGGTCGCGACGTACGTGGGCTTGGTCAGGTCGGTGACTCCAGCGCGCAGGGCCATGTAGAGCCCCTTCTCGCCGACCCAGTAGAGCCGCTCGTCGGTCGCGACAGCGCTCTGGTGGCTGACGCAGCCGACACCCGTGGACACGACGCGCACCGACACGGACCCGTCCGTGTTCGCCTGGAGTGCAGCGAGCGCCCGGCGCTTGGCGGCGACCACGTAGCCGTCGAGGCCCTTGAGCATCGTGATCTTCGGGCCGAAGCCCGAGTTGATCCGCGTGATCGACTGGGAATAGTCGATCGACACCGGCTTCCCGGCACCCGAGATGTAGATGCCGTCCGGCTGGAACTCGACCGCGCCGTACCACAGGCGAGCCTGCGCCTCGGTGATGATCTCGCAGCGCGGCGGGACGCCGTTGATGAAGTCGAGCACGGCACCGCCAGCCGTCTCCTCGTCCGAGAGCGGGAACGACACCTCGCGCGTGCCGCTCGGCACCTCGCGCACCTTGAACATCGTCGCCGCGTCGCCGTCCTTCAGCGAGGCGTACACGAGCGTCGAGACCTTCGGCCCCTGCCGCGACACCGGGAGGTCCGAGACGATCGCGCGCACGAGGCCCGAGGGGTTGGAACTGTCCTCGCTCGCGGGCGACACGAGCGTCGCGGGAGAGGGGTCGCTGTACTCGTTCTGGTCGGGGTCGAAGAAGCGCGTGCGCAGGAATCGCTTGCCCGACAGGTCCGTGACCGGAGTGAGGTAGCGCCACGCGACGTCGAGCGCGTTCGTGCTGTTCACCGGGTTCGCGGTGTCGTGCGCCACGACCGGCTCACGCTCGCCGCTCGGCGGGTAGTCGCTGACGTTGGGCTGCGTGGAGTCGTTGCCGCCCGCCGCGGCGTACGTGCGACCGTCGACCGAGCACCACGTACCGACCTGATTCGCAGCCACCCAGTCGTCGTAGTGGAGCTCGCCCGGTTCACCCGCCACGCCGTCGAGGATGTCGAAGTCGAACCAGTCGGTGCCGACGAAGATCGGGTCCGCCGTGCCAGCGCCGCCCGTGGACGTGTTCACGTTCTCGAACACGCGCGCGTCGGTGCCCTCGTTCGCCACGGTCGAGAGCGCGCTCGTCCAGCCCGGGGTCCACCACTCGCCGTCGAAGGGGAGCATGCCCGAGTTGGGGTCGGCGGCCTCGGAACTCCCGAAGAGTTCGATGGGATACGAGGCGGCGTCTGGCGCCTTGGAACTGTCGAAGCCTTCGGACTTCACGAGCGAGATGCCAGAGAAGACCGCGCCAGCCGTGTTCGTGTTGACCGCCGCGAAGTTCGTGGCCGTGCCGGTGGACTCGTCGATCGTGTCGATGACCTGGTTGCTGACGACGTTCGTGATCCGGTAGAGCTTGCCGACGAACGAACCAGCCGTGCCTCCCGATCCCCACTGGAAGTACATGCCGCGCATGTCGGGGTGGAAGGGCTCGACGTTGGGCATCGACGTACCGGCGAGGACTTGCCCGGCTGCGTTGCCACGGAACGTGAGGCCGGGAAGGCTGACCATGCCCGTCGCAGTCGTGCCAGCGGGAGCAGCGAGCGCCGTCGTCGTGAAGCTGACGCACTGGCGGATCGGAGTCACGTTGTCGTACTTCGCCTGGAGGGCTTGCTGCGTCGTCGCCGTGAAGGGGAACAGGGCGTCGTTGCGCATCTGGCGCACCACGAGACTGTCGTGCATCGGGCGGATTGCCGCGACGCTTGTCGTGCCCGTGGCGCCGCTCGTTGCACCCGTGTACGCGCTCGTGGCGCCCGGCGTGCCGGTGAGCAGGACGAACTCCATCGCGTCCGCACTGGCCCCGTAGGTGCGGATCACCTGTGCCGTACCGGCCACGCCACCGCCTGCGGTGAAGTTCACCGTCTCGCCGACCTGGAACGTGCCCGCCTTGCCGCTCGTGAAGAGAGCGCGGCGGATGTCGCCGTTCGAGAAGTGGCTGTTCGTCCAGTTGCCCTCGACCGCATCGTTCTGCGGCCACCGCTTCCTGAAGTAGACGTAGTGGACGAGTCCGGGCTCGAACACCTGCGCGCTCGTCTCGACCCACACGTCCTTCTTGAGGTACGTGTCGAACCAGCCGACGCGCAGCTTGCCGTCGACCATCTCGACCCACGGGCCGCCCTTCTTCTGCCCGCTACGGCGCCCGATCAGTTGGCGGCGCCCCGAGATGTCGCGCGGGCGGATGTACGCCTTGAACGCCCAGTAGCGCGAGAAGTTCGACGAGTCCTTCACCCACGCGATCTCGCTCTCGCCCGGCGTGAACGCGATCGGCTGCGCCCAGTAGTTGTTCCCGTGGTTGTCGTAGTGGTCGACCTGAAGCGCAGCGCCCGCGCTCGCGGGGTCGATCGGTCCGTTCGTCGGATCGTTCGAGCTCGCCTTGTTGCGCGCGTTGGGCTTCCACAAGGGGAGTCGCTCCAGTCGCACGGTCGGCTTCTCGGTCGGGGGCAGCACGCCAGCGAGACCGGCGCTTGACGCACCCACGCGAGCGACGCGCCCGCCATTGGTCACGTAGAGCTGCTGGCCGTACTCGGCAAAGCTCGCCTGCTTGTCCTGGCTTCCCAGTTCGTGCCACAGGCTGATGAACGGGTGGCTGACGATGACGCCGAACTGAGAGCCCGGCTCGTCCTCGACCTTGTGGCCCACGCCGGGAGCGTCCACGAGCGCGTGGAAGCGAAGCTCGACGGACGCCGCTGCGTACGAGATGGAGAACGGGTCGAAGTCCGCGGGCTCCGTGCCCGAGAACACCGGCTGACGCGAGATCGCCGTCTCGGACAGGCGTCCGTCCAGGGAGTGCATCCATCCCTGGAGTCGCTGCGGTCCGAAGCACGTTCCCTGCGGGTTCGTCGCGTTGAACGCGAGCGCCGTGTCCGGCTGGCGGTACGCATCGCGCGCAGAGCCGAGCACGAGGCCGCAGCCCGAAGACGAGACGATCGTGGAGGCGCGCAGCCAGTCGCCTGCGATGGCGCCCGTGATGCCGACGTCAGTCGCGTTCACGGTCACGGACATGCGCTTGCCGTTGACCTTCAGGAACGGAACCTTCACGAGCTGCTGGGACGCGCCGTTCGTGTAGGTCTGGAGATACCAGCGGATGTGCGTCCAGCGGTCGGTCGCGATCGGCGAGGAGCCCGTGGCGATGAAGTAGCCGCCCTCGGGCACCGTCGTGCCCGTGTACGCGGCGGTGCTGCCGAACACGAACTGAGGGCGGCCCTGGTTGAAGCGGACGATGACGTGGACCGCGTGCTTGCCCGCCGTCGAGCCCGCAGGCTGCATCGGGTCGGTGAGTTTGTTCCCGACCCACAGGACGGTCTGGTACTGGCAGATCGAGTCGAGCTTCACCCAGGCGTCGTAGATCGTGACGTACTCGTTCGTCGTCCCAGGCGTGAATCCCGAGTACGAGCCGTTGGAGAACATCACGCGATCGTTCTGGAGACCTTCCCGAATCTCGCCCACCAGCGGCTTCGCACGGAAGGCGAGGCTCCAGCGATGGTCGTCGTCGGGACCGTCCACACGCCAGCGATCGTCGACCTCGAACACCGATCCCTTGGCGACCGCGATGCGCCGGTCGTTGAAGCCTTCCAGCCCGAGGATCGGGTTCTTCCGCGTGATCGACATGCCTCGCGACCACGACGGGAGGATGTCCCGCAGAGAGGTTCGACCCAACGGCGAGAAGAAGCGCATCCTCCAGCCCGTCACGATCGGAGCCACGTTCGCCCACAACTCTTCCGTGAGGATGATGTCGGCGGTGGTCGTCGTCCCCGGCTCGAAGGCGGAACCCGCGCCGAGGGTGAGCAGCACGTCGCGGATGTCCTCCGAGAACGACGTCACGGCCAGCGTGCGCAGGGAGTACGCCTTGGCGTTCGTGCGCGTCGCGTTCGCGTAGGCGCCGTCCAGCGTGAGCGTGAGGCCCGAGGCCGCCACGTCCTTGATCCGGTACAGCTCCTCCTGCGTGTCGACGAGCCCGCGCTCCTCCGACAGGATCTTGTGGGGGTCGCCCGGGACGTAGAGCAGCGTCTCCTTCGTCGCCCGCACGGAGGTCTTGGCGCCGCCCGTGTAGAACTTCGCCAGGGCGGGGGCCGTGACCGACACGGAGCCGTCCGTGACGTTGGCCGTCGTCAGGCCAGCCCCCAGGCTCAATAGGAGGTCGCTGCGCGAGACTTCGCGGGCAGGCAGGGCATCCGGGCCCTCCAGCTTGCCGTTGCGGCCAGAGACGATCCCACCGTTCGTGGCGGGCAGGGAGCCCGGGGCGGGACCGGAGAACACCCGAATCTCGTCCACGAGCATGCGCGGCTGGAGTTCGGTGTATCCCTTGGTGCCGGGGTTCCAGCGCCCGAGGGTCACGACGCTGCGCACGAGATCCTTCTTCGCGATCGTGATGTGCGCGCCCGAGAAGTGGGGGTTCGCGTAGCTGCCCCCGCCCACGGTCCAGTAGGCGAACTCCGCGTCGCTGGGGTCGCCGGTCGCCGGGTTGAAGGCGTCCTTCGGCGTCATCGCGATGTAGAGGTCGTACTGGTCGACCGTGCCTGTGGTCTGGATCCCGATCTGGATCGTGACCGGCTTGCCGACCCACGAGGCCGACAGGTCGTAGCGCGTGGCGTTCGCGGGCGCCGCCGTGAGGTAGAACGGCAGGAGGTCGCTCGGCGTGATCGGGTCGACGTCCTGCTGGTCGCTGCGGTGGGCGACCTCGACGAAGAAGCCCGTGGGGCGCTGGAACTGCTTGCCGTTGGTGTCGGTGTAGACGCCGTTGTGCGTGAGCGTGATGAGCGGGCGCGGGACGCTGGCGTTGCCCGAGGCGCTGGCGTTCTTCACCTCCCACGAGAGGATCGTCGGCACGAAGCGCGCGCGCTGTCCTGCAATCGTGGAGTCGGGGACCGTGACCGGCTGCGAAAGCGCGTAGGGCGCCTCGGTGAAGACGCACGACAGTTCGATCGCGAAGCCCTGGGTCGCGTTCGCGAGCATGTTCTGAAGCTCGCGCTGGATGACCGGGTTGTCGCTGAAGTCGATGCACGGCGCTTCGCCTTCGCCCGAGACGAACAGCATCGTGTCGCCACGGGAACCGCCGCTCGTCGTGCCCAGGCCGAACGGGCAGAGGAAGCCGTTGCGCGAGCCGCCGACCATCAGCTCCTTGAGCGTCGCGCCCTCGGCGTCCGACATCGGCCAGTAGGCGATGAGGTTCGCGATGTCCGGCTCGGTGACGTCGCCCAGTTCGATCGTGCCCACGAGCGACAAGCCGCGCTTGTACCCGCTCGCTGCGCTGTCGGCGCCGTCGTAGTCGCGAGGCGTGGACCAGATGCGGACCTCGCCGATGTAGAGCGGGCGCTGGTGCCAGCGGAAACATTGAACGAGCGCGGGGAACGGACCCCAGCCCGAGTTGATCGCCCCCGGCCAGCCGATGTCGAGGCGGTAGGAAGCGCCCACCTCGGAGTAGCCCTTGATCGGCAGCACGGCTCCGCGGCGCCCCGCGGTCGCGTCCGTGGTCAGCACGAGCTTGTAGCCGTCGAGCGCGTGCAGGTTCGCATTCGCCACGGTGCCAGCGCCCAGCCCCTTCCAGCGCGTGTAGACGCCGCCGCCCGTGTCTTGGCCCCACGGGTTCGCGCCGCCGTTCGTGTTGCCCGAGACGAGGCCCTGGTGGTTCATCACCACGTAGGCGTCGGTCGCGGTGTGCGTCGCGGTCAGCGTGTGGATGCCGACGCCGTAGAGCGTGGCGACCGTCGTCGAGGAGCGGTCGACCATCTGGAAGCCGCCGTTCTTGAGCGGCGTGTCGTCCTGCCCGAACGGGATGAAGCCGCACGGCTGCCAGGGGATGAAGCGCATCCCGAGACCCGCGTACATGGGGTCGCGCCCCGAGAAGCGCACGCCGTAGCGGCAGAGGTACTGGAGCGAGTCCGAGGGGCCGCGGATGACCTGCATGCCCGAGAGGGTCATCGCCCCGCCCGCCGAGTCGGTGGCCGAGAACGTGGCGACGGCGGGCGATCCCTCTTCAGCGACGCGGACCTTGAAGTACCCGTCACCCACCCAGGCCGTGTTGCTCGCCACGGCGCCGGGCGATCCGGAGTCCACCTTGAGCTGGACGGCGACGGCGTACCGCTCGCCGGGGTCCATGTAGTTGTGGATCAGGACGGCCCGGTAGGCCATCGTCGAGAACTGAGCCGCGGCGCCACCGACCGGATTCTGCCCGGTCGTGAGGTTGTACTTCATCGTCACCGGGTCGGTCTCGCCGAACTCCGGGCCGTCGTACCACATGAAGCACAGCGCGTAGTTGCTCTCGCGAGACGAGCCCGAGGAGTCGAGCCCGCGCGCGAGGCCGACGTTCACGATGCCCAGCGCCCACGACATGCACTGGAGCTTGTCGCCGCCCTTCTGGAGGACGATCATGCACTCGTCCACCGCTTCGTCGAAGTCGTACCCCGAGAAGCCCGTCGCCTCGGCTCCGACCGCGGGGGCGCCTGAGCCCCTGGACTCGGCCTCGTAGAGCTTCTCGCTCGTGGGGATCTGGACGGTGACGTTCAGCTCGAACGAGCGCCCACGGCGATTGTGGAACGTCTGGGGGCTCGCCAGGAAGTCGCCCTCGGAAGCGAAGTCGCCGCCGATGTCGGTCTCGACCGCGTAGGGGAAGTAGCAGTACCCGCGGAGAGGAACGCCCACGGCTCCGGTCCCAGTCCCTCCGATGGGCGAAGGCGAGACACCCAAGGGCGTCAGCGCGGGATCCACCTTCGTCAGGATCGAGGTGCCCGGCGCGCTCTGTCGGTTGAACGGGATGGAGCCGTGGGCGGTCTCGATGGCGTTCGAGTCGAAGTCGACGTTCTGGCACGCCGGGGACTCGGACGGGTCGAGCACCGCCTCGTTCGTCGAGTCGTTCAGGCCGCCCGCGAGGTCCGCGGTGACGACCTCCCGGTACGCCTGTCGACGAGAGGACATCAGCGCTCCACGACGCCGTAGTAGAGGACGATGTCGTTGACGGCGGTGGCCGTCGTGAACCAGAAACCGCCCGGGACGTAGATGCCCTTGGGCCCGAAGCGAACGTACGTGCCTGGAACGTATCCAGCCTGGGCCGCAGCCGCAGCGGTCTGCGTCAGGGTCAGGATCGTTTTCGCGTTCGCGTTGCTCGTCCCGAATGTCTTGAAGACGACCGTTCCCGCCGCCTGCGTCAGGAAGCTCATGCCGAACAGGATCCCGTCCTTGCGGCCCGGACGCATGAGATGGTCGGCCCACGGGAGCTTGGTCGACGGGTCGATGCCCGAGAACACCGAAAGGTCGGCGTTCGCGTCGGCATCAGTTCCCGCCGCCTGAGCAAACGTGTCGGTTCCCGCCAGCGCATTCGCGGCGGGCGCCTGCAAGCTGCCTCCAGGGACGACGCCGAAGATCCCGGGCGACTTGCCCGTGACGTGGACGGCTCGCGTGACCGTGCCACCGGTGTAGATGCACCAGCGCGAGTACCTCGTGACTTGGGGATCCCCAGACATCAGACCGCTCCTGCCCAACCGGGCCGTTGCCAACCGTCCTGTTCCCAGCGGCGCACGGAACCGCCGCGCCCGCTCTTGTACCAACCCGGGCCCGCGTGGTCCCTCGGCGCTTCCGCGTAGGAGAGGAACTCGGCAAGGTGCTCGCCCATCTCCGCGGCGATCGACTTCTGGAGGTCGAAGTTGAACTTCTTGACCGCGCAGGCGTTCACCACGCGCAGGACGAGCAGGCGCGAGTGAATGTCGTCGAGCGGGAGCAACGTCTCCACGACGTCGTTCAGTTCCAGCGTCGCGAGCCAGTTGGACTCGACCTTGAACTCGTACTGCCTCGCGCTCGACACGATCGCATTCGCGCGGCTGTAGACGATGCGGCGGATCTCGCCGAGGTTGGTCGACGTCGCCGTGTTCGTCCTCGACACCTGCACGTAGGCGTTCACGTACGCGCCTTCTTCGAGCACGCCTTGGTCGCCGAGCATGAACGTCGAGGGGCGGTAGAAGCCCGAGGCGTCCGCGTACGTCGTCGCGACCTTGCCCTTGAACATCGGGGCTGGAAGCGCCTGCGCGAAGATCGTGATCGACGGAACGCTCGTCCTGTTCCACAGGCGCAGGGTGTGGTTCCCCTCCCAGGTCCAGCCGTCCCGCTTCGTCGGGTCGGTCTTCACGATCCTGCGGTTGGGGTCGATGTTCGCCGGGTTCGCCCACTGGTAGGACGAGTAGTTCGGCTGCGTGGATTCGTCGCCGGGGTCCGTGCGCTCGTACACGTCGACCACGCGCTCGACCCACGTCGGCAGGCGCCACTCGTACGTGTTCTTGAAGATCGTCTTGGCGTCCGCCTTCTTCAGGTGGAGCGCGATGTTCGACCACTCGCGGTTGGAGCGGAAGATCAGGCGGTACAGCGCACGAGCCTGCTCGTCGAAGTGCCGAACGATCTCGTCGTCCGGCCACTTGTTCTTGCCCACGTCGTCGAGCTGATCTCGGACGCGCTGTACTCCCTGGGTGATGTTCACGGCTCGTACCCGGTGGTTCGCATCCGGTCGACGACGGCCTTGTCGAAGGTCGAGAGCTTGGCGTACTTCTCCGGACGCACGAGCGCCTCGGCCCAGCCGCCGCCACGCAGGGACTCGCCGAAGTTGCGCTTGCGGACGTAGCCGGGCGCGAACACCTGCTTGCCCTTGACCATGACGTCGGACAGTTCCTTCGCGTGCTGCACGAGGACGTCGGTCAGTCCCATGCGGCGCGCGATCGAGAGCGCCTTGCTCTGCTCCTCCAGCGCGGCGATGACGGCCCGCAGGCCCCTGCGAGCCTGAGCTTCGTCGTGCCGGAGCTGGTTGAGGATCGGCTCCGCGTAGAGCGGCCTGTACTCGCCCTGGGGGCCTTCCCAGTAGAAGAGGGTGCGCCATTCGCCCATCGCCTCGAAGAAGCGGACGATGCGCCAGCGGCCCGGCTGTCCGGTCTGGTGGCCCCGGTTGGGAGACCACCAGACGTTGACCAGCGGGTCGTGCCGCTTCAGCGCCTCGCGCACCCGTTCAAGGGCAACGCGAGACGCCTGCACGGGATCCGGGGGGTGCCAGTCGATGCGGGTCACAGCGCGGCGTTCCGGCCAGCCTTATACATGACGTACCACTCGTAGGGCGACGTCCCCGCGGCGGTCTCGACGAGCGAGCCGTTCGTCAGGTTCATCACGTCGCCCGAGCCGAAGGACGTCAGCGAGTAGGCGACCTGAGCCGGCGCCGCGGCGGGGGTCGTGATCGTGGCTCCGCCCGCGCTGAAGAGGAGCACCTGATCGGCGAGGTCGTTCGTGTCCACGATCGGCACCGGGAGCGGGATGCGCGGCATGCGGAAGGCGTTTCCGCCCGTGTTGAGCACGCCGACCGCGCACGTGCTGTTCGCGCCCGAGTTCGTGATCTGGATGAGGTTGATCCCGCCGAAGCAGCAGAACGGCGAACGAGCGTCGATGCCGCGCGCCGGGTCTCCGTTCTTCGTGATCGTGACCTGCGTGGACTGCGCGAGCGTGAAGACGGTCTGCGCCGACGACTTCGAGAACTCGAAGTAGACCGGGCGACCGAGATGGTCCCAGCCATCGACGATGCCCGTCACCGCCACCGCGGCGCCAAGGGTGAACCACAGGTCGCTCGGCAGGACCAGCGTGCCCGCCGTGGCACTCACGGTCGCGTTGCCCGCGCTGTCGACCGTCTGGCGGTTCGTGATCCAGAGCGTGCCGTCGAGGTTGAGCGTGGTCGCGACGCCGGTGTTGATGGCCTGCGCGGTCGCGTAGAGCGTGGAACTCGTCGGGGGCGTCTGAATCTTGAAGGCGTCGCGCGACGTGACGGTGCGGGCCGACGTGGACGGGTCGATGTTGCGGTTGCGAATCATGGGACAGTTTTCCCCCGCCGTGGCGGGATACTCGGTAGAGAGGAGGCGGGGCGACTGGCTGAGTGTTCCAGCTGCCCCGCGAGACAGATGATGGCTTGTCGATCAAAGAGCAGTCAGCCGGTCACGCCGAGAGGTCGACGAGAGCCCACCCGGCGCGCTGACGCGGGCCTTCGGAGATGATCTCGCCGCTCGTGACGTAGCCGGTGAAGTACTCGTCGAAGTCCTGGGCCTTCGTCCAGCGCGGCACGTCCTGGTAGTCGGTGGGCCGCAGCGCCTCGACTTCCATGTACGCGAGCTGGTCGGTGTCCAGACCGATGACGCGGTTGCCGTAGCAGAAGCGATCCTTGATCGCCGCGACGCCGTTGAAGGTGATGACCTTGTGGCCCGTGGCGATCTCGGTCGTGTTCACGTACCGCTTGTCCGCGTCCGCGAGGGCGACGAACGAGTTGTACGTCCCGTAGGGGAACAGCATGAACTTCGTGTCCCCGTTGTTCTTCTCCTCGAAGTCCGAGAGGGCCTGCTGGAGGAGACGGAACGTGAGAGGACGCGCGCCCGAAGTGCCGTTGTCCAGGATGACCGCTTGGTTCCACGGGTTCGTGGAGGTCGCGGCGTTGCCCTGGAAGTTGGCCGAGGCGTTCGACGTCACGGTGAAGTCCGTGGCGCCCTGCTGGCGAGCCGAGGAGGCCCCCAGGCCGTTGAGCACGCCCGCGTCGGAGATGATGCCGCCGATGCCCGTCAGCTCACCGCGGGCAGCGCCCGAGGCCGTGACGTTCTTCGTGGCCGCCTCCGTCGAGTAGCGCACCACCCAGTCGCCCGCCGTGACACCCGAGGAGTCCGCCGTCACGTCGACCGCGGCGCCACCCGGAGTCAGGGACACCTGGAAGGTGTTGCCCGAGACCGCGATGACGTAGAGGCCGACCTGAGAGCCGGTCGACTTCGTGCGCATGGCGTCGGTGCCCGGCGCGTAGAACGCGATCCGGTCGCCGACTTCGAGGTGCAAGGTCGGCGAGGTCGTGCAGGTGGACGCACCCTCGATCGACTGGTTGATGCGAGCCGTGACGGTCGTGGTGCCCGACACGTACTCGCACAGACGGCCCGAGCCGTCGTTGTGCGCCATGCGGTTGTGGTCGACCATGATGTCGTCCACTTGGCCTTCGAGTTCGAACATGACGGGCTCGATGAACGCACCGCCGTTGGTGACGCCGCGGCGCATGGTTTCCCCGTCGATCTTGACGCGGCCCATGTACGTGCGCACCTGAGCGATGCAGGTCTTCGCGCCCTGGTTGCCCGGGTCGGGGAGCTGACCACCGGGACGGATCGCGTTGCGACCGCGGTTGCGGCCCACGCGAAGCGGCCAGACGATGAAGTCGCCCGAGACCTGGGTGGGAGCCTTCTTCGACAGCAGCGACCAGAGCACGGACGAGTTGTTGCGCGCGTCCGCGATGATCGGGAGGAAGAAGTTGGTGATGAGGTTGTCGAAGTACGCCTGCCCGGAGGCGAACTGGACACCCGTTGCGTTTGCGATACCGGAAGCCATGTTCCAGTTTTCCCTTCAGCGTTGCAGCGTCAGCGCGTCGGCGCGATCCGTCCGGCCATCTGCTGCAACCAGCCGCGGGCTTTCGCACCGCCGCCCTTGAGCCAGTCGGCCTTGGGAACCTCGGGCTCCTGCAACGACAGGGACGGAGTTCCGCCCTGGGTGTTGATCGCAGGAACCGCCGCCGCCGTGGCGACGCGAGAATCGTACGTGGACTGAGCCTTCTGGGTGATGAGCGTTTGGATGCGCCCATGCACCTGCGAGGCCAAGTCGGACAGCGGAGCATTGGGCTGTGCGGCCCGCAGCGCCCGCATGAGGAACTCCGCCTGCTCACGCGCTTCCTTGGATACCGGGCTCGCCGGGTCCTTGAAGACGTCGTAGCGATCGAGTTCGCTGCCGATCTCCCGCGTAAGACGGTCGACGCTCGTCTCCGTCTGCACGGCATTCAATCGGTCCTCGACCTCGCGCAGCTTGGCGAGGAGCGCCGGGTTGTCCCGGTAGCCCTGCGGCTGCTGATCGCCACCTTCGGAGTGCTGTTCGGCCCCGGCGCCGGGCACGGCGACATCGCCGCCCTTCGCCACGCGGGCCATGCGCGCGACCTCGGCCACGAGGGCGTCGGGGTCGCGGGCCATCATGTCGCGGAAGCGCGCCGCGAAGGCGACCTCCTGCTGGTGAATCTGCTGCGCCTGCGAGAGCGTCTGCCGCTGCGCCGCGATCTCCTGGAGGCGCCGATCCACGGCTTCTGCCTTCTGAGCGCGCTCGACGACCTTGGAGAGCGGTTCCTTCCAGGTCTGGCCCTCGACCTTGAGTTCGATGAGCGGCTCGCTGGGAGCGGCCTGAGCGGGCTGGGGGGCAGGCGTGTTGGGTTGCGTGTTCGTCATGGATCAGCCCACCTTGACCGCGAGGTCTTGACCTTCCGCCCAGGAGTTCTGCGCCGCGAGCGCCGTGAGGTTCGCCCGCGTCTCCTTACCGCTCGCCTTGTCGCGCCACCACAGCCAGCGCGGCTCCACGCGGAACGTGCCCGCGCGAGCGTCAAGCCACACGATCGGGAGCGGGTTGTTGATCCCGTGCTCCAGACAGACTTGGCAGATGACGTCACCGCGGTACTTGGTGTCGCCCTGCTTCTTGTACGTCGCGAACCACTCGTTCGCCTTCACCTCGCCGTCGCCGGGGTTCTTGGTGAGGTAGACGCCGTGCTGCGGCTGCGTGCGACCTTCCGGGGTCGGCAGGTGATTCGCGCGGCACTTGATGAAGACGAGCTTGGTGTTCTGGTCGTCCTCCAGCTTGCGCAGGGTGTGCTCGAACTCCTGAGCCACCGCCCCGTCGAGCACCTTCTGCGCCTCGACGTACAGATCCTTCGTCTCCGGCATGAGGACGACGCCACCGTCTCGGGCTCGGGCCGTCACCGACGCCGAGTCCGCAGCGCCGACCGACACTCGCTGAGACGCGAGGTCACGGGCCTTGTCCGCCATCGCCTTGATGTTGTCGACGTTCGAGACGCCCTCGAAGTCACCTTGCTTGTCGCGGTTCGCCATTTCTCACTTCGCAGGGCTGGGTTTGCCTTTGGCTCCGGGCGTGCCCTTCGACGCTTCCATCGCCATCATCTGCTGCTGCATCTGCATCGCGAGTGCATTGGCGTGCGCCTGCCAGTGCATGACGAGCACGCTCCGCGTGAGAGGCGGCAGCATCCTGAATTCTTGGGTGTAGAAGAAGTTGACCAGCACCTCGATCTCGCGCTGGTGGTCTTCGTAGGGAGCGACCGGGTAGCCCGCGAGCCCGGTCTCCGGATCCACCTGCGCGTACCGCTGCGGGTTCGCGATCATGGTGCGGATCTCGTCCTCCTGGTGCTTCTGCGCGCGCAGCTTCGCCTTGATGACGTGATCCGAGTCGGAGTAGTGCAGGGCCGAGAGCACGTAGTCGCGGTCGACCGGGTTCTCCGCGGGGTTGAGGGCGCCCGCCTGGATCGCGTCGAGCACCTCCGAGCGGCGCTTCGCCTCGGTGTCCGTGATGGACGGCTCGCCCACGATCACGATGTCGTTCGACAGGTCGGCACCCGCGAAGTCGATGAAGTTCCACTCGCTGTCGGTGCCGAGGTAGCGCAGCACGCGCGGCTCGTTGTAGTAGAGCTTGCAGATGCCCAGCGCCACGCGCCCGACGTCGCGGGCGGCCATGATCGCGTTGCGCGAGGTGATGGAGAGCGCGATGTCGCGGTACTCGATCATCTGCTGCACGGCCTCGCCTGAGCGGAGCTGGGCGGGCATCGTGCCCTGATCCGCGTCCGCCTGCGAGGCGAGCATGTTCAGGTCGCCCTGGCACGTCGCTCCGATGCCCGCGACCTCGGGGGAGATCGACACGGGCGGGTCCGCGACGGGCGGCTTCGACATGCGGTTGATGACGTACACGCCACCCGCGTCGCGCGTCATCTCGTCCTTGTTGAGCCCCGAGTCCGACCAGATGTACGTGCGCGGTCGCCCGAAGATGCGCACCAGCTCCAGCATCGCCGAGCGCGTCTCGTTGATGTGGTAGTTGGGGTTCGTGAGGTCTTCGATCAGCGAGCAGCCCCAGAAGCGGCCAGGGGCGGGAGCCCAGTCCTGCTTGATGTACGGCAGGTGCGCGTACTTGGACAGGTCGCCCGCGTAGGGGTTGGGCCCGTCGTGGATGATGCGCCCTCCCGCGTAGACGACGCGCCGACCCTTGGGGTGCTTCTTCCCCGGGCGCTCGTACATGTCGACGAGGCGGCAGCGCTTCCCGCGCTTGTCCTGCGGATCCGACCAAGTGAGCGGCGCCGCCCAGTCGAAACTCGACATGAAGGCGATGGCCTCTTCGTAGCGCGCGAGGCCGTAACTGCCTTCGTCGGTCGAGAGGTCGTCCGTGTCGACGCCGAACGTCTCGGCCACGGTCTCCTTGTCGACGTAGTGGCTGTCCGCCATCCACCGGCAGCCGAGCACGCCTTGGTCGCGGCTCGTCCAGTCGTGGAACACGCCGAAGGGGGAGTGGACGGCAAAGCGCACGTCGCCCTCGGCGATGTCGTCGTAGATCCCTTCGAGGTCGCGCTTCTGCTGCTCGGTGCGCGAGAGCAGCGCGGTCGGCAGGACGGTCTTGTTGTCCTTCGCGGCGAAGTAGAACCGCTGCGGCTTGCCCGAGAGCTGGTCCCAGTTGACCTTGTAGAAGCCCGAGCCGCACAACCCGGCCCACATGGTGCCGAAGAGCTGGATGCGTCCGTTCCAGTCGTTCTCGTTGCGCAGGTGGGCGAAGAGGCGCTCGGACGTCTCGGCGGTGTTGCGGTGCTCCATCGAGCCCGACATGGGGACCGCCTTGAACGTGGCGCTGATGTTCAGCACCTTCGCCGCGGCGCGCAGGAGCGCCGACTTGCACAGGTTGACCTTGTAGAGAACCTTGTGCTCCGGCATGTCCTCGGGCACCTGCACCGTGAGCACGCCGTTCTGGACGTACAGGTAGTGCTTGCCGAGGTAGAAGGCGATGTTCTTGAGCCAGCTCTGCTCGAATACGTTGCGCTCGGTTCGCGCGCCCGCGAAGTCGACGCGCTTCTTCACCATCTCCAGGGTCTCGGCCTCCTTGAACGAGAGGACGGTGCCCTTGCCGGTCGGAGTCAGCGTGCGCTGAGCGAGGTTCACAACGCGGGCCGCATGGTGGATCGTGCCGTGGCGGCGTGTCCGTTGTTCTCTGCGACGACCTGAGCGTGGTCGGTTTCTTCCATCTGCTGCGCGAGCTGCGCGCCGACGCCCGCCGCGAAGGGCGGGGTGGTCTGGGCCATCGTGAGGATCGTCTTCACGAGGTCGCGGTTCTGGCGCTGGAGGGACAGCGTGACTCGGAACATCACGAACGCCCACACAGCCGAGGCGAGAGCCCCGATTGCGATCACGCCCAAGGTGGTCCAGTCACTCATGCGATCCACTTCCTGCCCTTGTTCTTCGGCTGCGACCCGAGGAACCGGGAGCGCCGGTTCCAGAAGTCGTCGGACTCCGTTCTCGCACGTTCGGGCTCAGGACGCAAGAGCCCCTGCGTCCAGCACAGGTCTCGGACGTAGAGCGCGATGCCGAAGGACATGAGCACGTCGTCGTGTCCCTTGCACACCATCTTGCCCGTCTCGGGGTCGTAGGACTGCGCCACGAGTTCGTCGATGAGGATTCCTGCCGGGATGGGGGATCGCGCGGCCAGCGTCTCCTGGATTCGGCTGATGAGCAGCGGCTTGGTCGAGACGTTCGTGTGGAAACCGAGGAGGTCGGTCTGGTCCATCGTCGCCACGTTCTCGCGGTGGCGCGTGAAGATCTCCTGGTAGCCGAGCTGCACGGCGGCGTGGGCGGCGGCGAGACCGAAGGCCGAGGGGAAGGTCTCGAACGCGAGCATGGCCTCGTTGTACTTCCAGCCCAGGCGAGCGCACGTCTCGCCCCAGGGGACGGACGGCATGCGCACTTGGTAGATCGCGACGACCTCGCACGTCTCGGCCTCAATCACGACTGCGGCAGCGAAGTCGGACTTCTCGGCGCCACCGGCAGCGTCGGCCCCGATGACGTAGGAGCGCCCCTGCACCGGCTCCTTCCAGATGTGGAGCCCGCCGTGGTAGTCCGACTTGAAGACGAACGAGCGCTCGCCCGCTTCGCCCTGCACGAGCGAGCCGCGCGACTGCGGCTGCGTCACCTCGCGCGCGTACTTCTCCAGGATCTCGGGGTCGAACACGCGACGGCCCGAGGACACGAAACACGTCTCCGGGCTGTAGGCGTACTCCTGCCTCCGCATGTTGCGGTCGCCGTGGCATACGTCGCCGTGGAGCGCCGCGCGCCACCAAGCGATCTGGTCCAGGTCGACTTGCTTCCAGCCGACACCGCGTTGGAAGTACCGCTGCTCCAGAAGCCAGCGCTCCTCCTCGTCGAGACTCTTCTCGATCTCGGCTGCCAACTCGTCGGGCAGGCGCTTCTGATTGAACTGCACCGTCCAGCGGTACTCGGGGTTCTCGAACCACGCGAAGAAGATCGCGATGGCTGCGGTCTCGATCGACTTCAGCCTGTCGGCGAACTTGATGTGGCGGAGCTTCCATGCGGCCATGAACTCGTCGCGGAAGAGTCCATAGTCGCCGTTGGCCGTCGAGATGGAGAAGCCGTACGTCCCGGGCATGGACGGCAGCGACGGGCCGAGCGCGGCCATGACTTCCTGCGCGTCGGTCCAGAACGCCTTTTCGTCCATCTGCACGAAACGTCGCGTCCCACCGCGGCCAGCGCTTCCCGACTCGCTGGACGTGATCTGAATCTCCGAGTTCATCGGAGCGGCCCAGGCGATCGAGTATCGCGCCTCGGCCTTCATCTTGAACTCCCACGACTCCTTGTCGTCGTCGAAGCGCGGGATGTGCTCGCGGGCGATGTGCGCGATCTGGAGCAGCATCTTCGCGCGCTCCTGCGTGTCGGCGACGATCAGCGCGGACATGTACGCTTCGTGCAGGCACATGTAGAGCGCGAACGCTTCGCTGTACGTGCTCCAGCCGATCTGCCTGCACTTGAGCGCCACGATCCTGACCGGGATCTGCGCGCGCTCCATGCGGAGCACCCAGGCTTCGAGTCTGCGCTGCGCCGGGTTGTAGACCATCGGCACGAGCTTGCCGCGCTTGTCGCGGATCATCACATGCGACTCGATCCACTCGCGGCGCCGCATCCGCGCCTTCAGGCGAATCAGATTGCCCTTCGAGTCACGCGACCAGACGTTGCGCGGTCGCTTCTTTCCGAACCAGCCATCCTCGGTGCCGTACGTGCGCCAGAAGAGGTGCGAGTTGATGCTCTCGGTGTCGGCGCCGAACTTCTGCTCGAACTCGTCGTACGCCCGCTTGAGCTGCTCCTTGCTCGGCAGGCTCCACTCGACATCAGGTGACGTGCTGGAGGTCGTCATGGACGGTGGACTTCGGCAGTTCGAGCTTGGCGGCGATCTCGCGCTCGGTCCATCCGCGTTGCCAGAGCTTCTTCACCTGATGGCGGCGGACGTCGAACTTGAACATCCGCTTCCTGGTGGTGTTGAAAAAATCACCACCCCGGCGTGCGCGCTCGTAGCAGGTGGCGCAGGCGGCCTTGTCGTCCCAGGTCTTCACGGCGGGCTTGCGGCAGGCGCGGCAGCTTCGCTTCTGTGCGGTCGGCATGGTGGCGGAGTATGGCCGAGGCGCAGCCGAAAGCAAGAGGGGCCCGCGAGCCCTGAGACCCGCGGACCCCCCTTCGTGAGCCCTTGACCCGGACACTTCCGGTGGGCAGCATGTCGACGGCTAAGTACGACGTGGGCATCCTAGCCGGTGGCCGACGTCGGGTCCACAACCGACCGGCTGAGAATGCGCCCGTGTGGAAGAAGCTCCACTCCGAAGTCTGGTTTGACCCCAGGATCCGCGTCCAGACACCCCAACTGCGATGCCTCTTCGTCGACCTGCTCGTCATGGCCGAGGCCGACGGGGCGCTCCCGCTGGAAGCGGCGATCGACGCGCTTGGCGACCGAGCCGTGGTCGAAAAGCTGGCGCGGCTTGGCCTGCTCCGGGTTGACGAACAGACGGTGACCGTCGTCTGCGTCGCCAAGGACTACGCCTACTCCGAGTCCAGGAAGCCGGGGGGGAAGGCCAGACAGGAGGCTCAGAAGGCACGTGCTGAGCATCATGCTGAGCATCCACCGAGCACGATGCTGAACAAATGTGAAGCATCACCCTCTTCTGGTTCTGGTTCTTCTTCTGGCTCTGAGTCTGGGTCTGGGAGGGAGAGTGCAGAGAGGGAACCCAAGCCCAAGGCTCCGCGGAAGGAAGCCACCGGCCCGGCAGCCGACGTGCGGCGAGCGTTCGAGGCGGCGTTCCTGAAGTCCCGTGGTGTGGCGTACTCGTTCGAGGGCGCCAAGGACGGGCAGGCGGTGAAGACCCTGCTCCAACGTGCCGGGGGAGACCCCGCTGTGGTGATCGCCCGCATCCCGTCCCTGTTCGCCGACGACTTCTACGGCCCCAAGGCGACGCTCTCGATGTTCGTCAGCGCTTGGAACGCCGTGGCACCCAAGGCTCAACCCAAGGTCCACCAGATCGAGTCCTTCATCCCAGACCCCGCAGAACTCGCCAGGATGGCGCGAGCCAACGGGCATGGACCAAACCCCACGCCGAAGCCGATCGTCGATCCTGCGCGATCCCAGGTGCCCTACGCGGCCAACGGCAAGGCGGTCTGACCCATGTACACCGGCGAAGACCCGTTTTCTGGCCCCCTCAGCCCCGCGGACGTGATCCAGCGGCGGCTGCTCTCGACCCTCGTCAGCCTGCCCGAGGGAACACACAAGGCCATCACCCTCGGCGCCCGGGAGGAGTGGTTCACGACCCCGTTCCTGAAGGCCGTGTGGAAGTCCGTCGTCCGGCAGGTGACGGCGGCAGGGGCCTGCGACTTCCTCACCGTCCTGGCGGAGGTGGAGCCCCAGTTCCCCGAGTTGCGCTGTCGGACCGAGATGCTGGAGCTGATGACCCACAGCCAGCACTCGACGACCTTCATCCGGGCGTGGTGCTCGACCCTGCGCTCGGAGGAGGCCAGGACGAAGGCGATCCAGGCGATGCTGGGCGATATTCCGGGGACCGCGGACGAGCTTGGCGAGCACCTGGAGGAGAAGGCCAGGGAACTGACCGACCTCGCAGCCCTCGCGAAGGCGGACCATGCGGAGCGTCCGGAGGATCTCGCCGCCCAGATCGAGCGGGAGATCCAGTCCGTGCGCGACTCGGGCAGCTTCGGGATGAACTGCGGGATCCCGGCGCTGGACGTCGTGTTCCGCGGCTGGAGACCCGGGGAGATGATCGTCTGCGGGGCCCGGCCCTCGGTCGGCAAGTCGGCCTTCGCGGTGACGTCCTTCGTCTGCGCCAAGCAGCGCGACCCCGCGGCCAACGTCTTCTACGCGAGCGTGGAGATGCGATCCGCGGACGTCGGCAAGCGAATCTACTCCTGCCGCTCAGGGGTCTCGACGGCGCACATCGAGAGCGTCCACATCCGCCCCGAGTACCGGGAGGCGTGGGAGGAGACCGCCCAGTTCTTCTTGGCGAACGGGATGGACATTCACCATCAGGGCATGGCGAACCCGCAGGCGCTCCACGCGGCGGTGCGGCAGTCAAAGCTGAAGCACGGACGACTCGACCTCGTGATCGTCGACCACATGCACATCATGCGCGGCGAGGGGAAGACCGACACCGAGCGGATGACGAACGTCTCCAAGTCGCTCGTGAAGCTCGCGCACGAGTTGGAGGTTCCCGTGCTGGCGCTTGCGCAGTTGAACCGCGGCGTCGAGCACCGGGAGGATCCTCAGCCGTCGCTTGCCGACCTTCGCGGGTCGGGGTCGATCGAGGAGGACGGGGACATCATCTTCTTCCTCCACCGGCCAGCCAAGGACGACAAGACGAAGGTGGTCGCCACGGTTGCCAAGCACCGGCGCGGCGGCATCGCCAACGTCGACCTCAAGTTCGAGCCCGAACTGTCCCGCTTCTCGTGGCAGGGTCCGAAAGAGGCGGAAGAATGGAGGCTATGAAGCCGTACTTCACCGACTC